TTAAAAATTGGTGATTACTACTTCTTTGTTTATTTTTTCTTCAATATATCCTGAAACATTCGTTTCAATAAATTTTATTTCCCCTTGTTCATTACAAGTTATTGTTTCGTTTTCTTTAATAACTCCATCTTTCCATCCTACTTTTTTATCAAATCGAAATCTAGCATTCCCGGTGACATGGTATGATTTTATTTCAATTCCGGGAGTATAGCATTGGTTTATATCCTGTTTATATCCTCCTATTATATAGATTTTATTATCATGTACTGCAGAAGTTAACCCACCTCTTCCCTCAGGCAAACTAAGTTTAGTAGTCCATACGTCAATCGAAGGATCATAACATTCATTTACATTATTATTTCCTTTATCCGTTTCTCCTCCAATAAGGTAAATTTTGTTATCAACAACTTGTGCAGTACCTGCCCCCCTTGGTGAAAGCAGTTTCATTCTGGTAGACCAGGTATCTGTCAAAATATCATAGGATTCATTCGCATCAAGTAAATGGCCAATTATTGAAAGTCCGCCCATTACATAAATTTTATTACGGATTACTGATGACATTTGGAAATATCGTAAAGTTGGCATACTCTTTTTTATAGTCCACGTATCAGTTAATGGATCATAACATTGATTTATATCTAAGACAATCATATAAATTTTATTCCCAACAGAAGAAGCCGTCATTGTAAAGCATTCACCTGACAATTTTTTTTTGACTGTCCATGTATCCGTTAAAGTATCATAACATTCATTCATATCAAGTGAATTTATAGTATCATGACCACCCAAAACATAAATCTTATTTCCTACAGAAGCTGCACCTGCTGCATTTCTTGCCGTTGGCATACTGCCTTTAATACTCCATGTATCTGTAAATGGATCATAACACTCATTCCTATTTACTACACTATTTATAGAATACCCGCCAATAACATAAATTTTCCCATTGACTGTACAGGATGAGGCATTTTCACGCGCTGTAGGCATATTATTTTTTTTTACCCAACTTTCTTTAATATTTGATTCGATATTATTGAAAATGAGTTTTCTTTTACTAGTTCCACCGCTAACTCTAAAAACTCCTGAATTTGCCATTGTTTTATTGTATTTTGTATTTAATATTAATATTTACTGTGGGTTTATTGGATGCGGTTATGGTAATCGAGCCGGGCACTACGGTTACGTCTTCGTAGATGTCGGCTTCGCTTGCCGCGTTGCGTGAAGCGGCCGCCGGCCATATTTCAACAAAAGTGTTGTCGACTACTGCGCTATCCGTTATTTTATAGGTGTACGGGCCGGAGCCTGCCCAGCCTGTTGTTGTCAAAGTCGCCGTTTTATGAATCAACTTCGGGGCAAAGTCGGATACGGCTTTATGGCCTCCGCCACCCAAGAGTACATAATTGTTGTTTGATCCGGCTTTGATCAGGTTGCCCGCCGTCAGGTTCTTGCTGTGCGTCCAGTTACCGCTACTCATATCTACAAACGACTGCCAATCGGTGCCGTTAACCGTCCGCCCGTTATAATAGCCGTAAAACCCGAACTGGTTGCCTAATCCGCCTACGTTGACCACATGCCCCAGATGGTTCTTTACCCGGATATAGGGATGATACGAACTTTGTGTCTGCACCCCTGTCAGGTTCAACAAGGCGGATGTCATGCCCGAAATCCAGCTTCCCGGATTGGCTTTACTGGTTGTTATTCCTCCGGCCAGTTTCAGGGAGTCTAAATCCACGCTATCGATCTGGAATTTCTTGTTGTTGTAGATACGGACAAAACTCGCATCCGTCATATAGATACCACCACCATAACTTTGTGAATACCATCCTGCCTGACCGTTGGTGCGTAACCAACTGTTACTGATCATAGAACCGACAGCCAGGTTGTACGAATCGTTTGCATAGCCGATAGAGAGCTTAGGGGTAGTATTGGATAAAATACTTAACCGCCCGGAAGCATTCTCTATTAGACGCGAAGTATAATCGGCCGTAGAATTACCGAAATGGAAATCGATAAACGGTGTTGCGTGATATAATTCCATACCGCCCCCGTTGATATGCGTATTGGAGGATGTCCCGCTTGTACCATTATAATACCATGTACCCGTCACATTACCGGTACCGTTGAACGATTGCCCCCATAAGCTACGGGCGTTTTGCAATTGGGTAGCAGACGAAGCATTGGCTATAATATTATTATTGCTAATGACGGCTACATTGCTTACGGAATCTACTCCATCGACCAACCGCTGGAAATCAGCATTATTACCATTTTTCGTATATTCGCCGTTGAATGTAATTAAATTCGAACCGGATGACTGGTGTACCCTCAGGGCTACATACCTGACAGAATTATACGTAAGCAATACCACATCTACCGTATATCCGCCATTACTGATATTCGTTAAAGCAGCCTTATTTGTATTATACGAACAATTTACCGAGATAGCTATATTGTTCACTACACACATCGCTCCTGCCGCCCCCCTGACGAATATAAGTGTTCCGACCAGTGATGTACGGTTGATCAACGTATCGGTATACGCCTGCCCCAGTAGATAATAATTGGTCTTTGCATCTGCCGTATTGGCCAGTACATACCTTCTGACCGAATTAGCTGTAGTCGCAAATGTGTTATAATCTACCTTTGATGGTGTGACAATATGGGTAATACTACTTTCAGACGTGATTTGCTCTACCGAGTAACCGGTATTCCACCCGGTAGTGTTACTATACCGCGAGGTCACACGCACAATAGATAATTCGGGATAGGGAAAACTTGAGTTGGTTGCCCCCAGCAATATACAGCACCTGCCTGCCTTGGAGTCGTAACCCAAACGAACATTATAAGGAAATTTACCGAATACCTGCGCGCTTGTATTTACCCATCCCGGAGAAGTATAATTATATCCGCTTATAATTAATTTGGCGGTACCATTTGTATTGTATTGATAAAAATCAATCTCGAATGAAAGCATCGTGCTCGACCAGGTTTTCGGCAGATTGATCTTTATTGTACCTACTGCTCCCGGGCTTGCCACTCTCCATGAGAAAACATTGGTATTAATATAACTGTCGCCACCGACTGTTTCCTGCTTACCGACTGCTCCTACATTGCCGGCAGTGATATTTATACTTTTTGCCGCCGAACCGTCGTAAGCTCCCTGTGATGTCCCGTTCAGCGAAACAGTCAGCGCAGACGGGTTCTTTATGGCTGCCGGTACATTATCGATATCCGTATTATAGTTTACTTTCGATTTCCAGGCAAGGGCGCCGAGATCGGCAAACCATTTCTTTAGTTTGCCGAAGACAGTCGGTACGGTTTCGCCGGAGTTGATAGTCGCACGGGCTCCGGCCTGCGTAAAGGTAACGGGAACGTTTTGCAGGTCCACCGTTGCGGCGGCTTTGATCCCGCTGTCTTTGTAGGTGTTTGTTTTGTCGTCCCAGTACGCGTAATTACCGTTACTGAGAACTGTAAGGGGTTTGCCTTCGGGGCCGCGTGATACCTGGTTGGTATCTACATAGGCATGTGTAGCCACATTATACACCCACCAGGTCCCGTTCTGAATTTTAGGCGGATTCTGGTTGAGTTCCTTGGTATCCTTTGCCGCGGCATTTGCATTCGTTGCAGCTGTGTTGGCTGCCGTTGCAGCGTTATCCGCATTCTTTACAGCGGTTTCTGATGCCGTTTGCCGGGCGGATTCCGCCGTTACTCGTTTGCCTTCGGCTGTGACCCTGCCTTGCTCAGCGGTCGTCCGACCTGTTTCGGCCGTAATGCGTTTATCCTCTGCGTTTGCGCGTGCCGTTTCAGCGCTTGAGCGTTTGCCCTCTTCCGTCGCCCGGTCTTGCTCGGCTGTTACGCGTTTACCTTCCGCAGTCACCCTTGCCGATTCAGCGCTCGCACGCGCAGATTCGGCGGCCGAACGGTTGTCTTCGGTCGTTACCCGTGCGGTTTCGGCTGTCACCCGTTTGCCTTCCGCAGCGGCTCGACCCTGTTCGGCAGTGATGCGGGTTGATTCTGCGGACTCGCGTTTATTTTCTGCTATATTACGCGAAGATTCGGCTGAGACTCTTTTTACTTCTTCGGCCGCACGATTCTGTTCTGCAACAGTACGGTTTTGTTCGGATTGGTTACGTTCGGATTCGGCATTCACCCGTCCCGTTTCCGCGGAAATCCGTTTCCCCTCTTCGGCGGCACGGTTTTGTTCGGCGGTGACACGTTTGTTTTCTGCTGCCGTAACCCGGTTATTGGTTTCGTCCGCTTTGTCCGCGGCTTCGCGGGCCACTTCGGCGGCTTTCAGGGCAGGGTCCTGCAGCATCCTGATCCAGTCGTCGTACGTTTTGCCGGGGTTTTTCAATTGCCATTCGTAAAATGCCGTATTTCCCCTCAGCAAAGACATCGAGGTCCGGACACTCTTATTTTCATGATCCACTCCCAGTACCCAAAGGTTTTCAAGCGATTGGGCTTCGGAGAGTTGCGATACTTTTACTTTTATTATTGCCATAGGTGTTAAAATCTATCTGTTGATTAAGCAGGTTTCCATTCAATACTCCACTGTTTACCGCACGATGGTGTACTTAATATGTATATCCTCCGCCGGGCTATTTGCCGCGGTCAGCCTAATGGAACCTGATTGTACGGTTACGTCTTCGTATATATCCGCATCCCGGGCATGGCTTCGCGATGCCGAAGCCGGCCAGAGTTCTACAAAGCTGTTGCCGGTTACGGCGCTGTCGGCCAGTGTGTATGTATAAGGGCCGGAGCCTGTCCACGTACCTGCAGCCAATGTAGCGGTTTTATGTATGGGTTCTTTATCTATCTTGGCAAGCCATTCGTTTTTTATCCTGAACTGGTTGCCGTTCACAACTTCCAGTCCTCCATCGGCTACGGCTGTGTACGCAGTATCAATATCCCCGTTCCCCAGGAGACTTTGTCCCGCTACAGTCTTAAATACCGGTTTATCTTCGATATCCGTGTTCCAGCTTGCTTTATTCTTAAAGGCAAGTAAGCCGAGGTCATCAAAGTATTTCTTTATTTTCCCGAATAAGGTCGTCAGGCTTTCACCGGTCTCGATATTCTGCCGTGCCGTGGCCTGCTGGAAGTCTACGTTTTTTGGAAACAGGAATACGCCGGTATCCTGATATGATTGCGTCTGGTCGTTGAATACCCACCAGGTTTCATTCTGTACCTTAGGTGATTTACCAGAAATTCCTGTTTCTCCCCGGATCTTTCCGGTATTGAGCCATTCGTTTGTCCGGTCGTCCCATACATACAGGTCGTCCTGCACTACATAGGCGTCTCCGGCGCTTCCTGTAGGATGTTCTGCTTTTAATTCGGCTAGTGTGGGATAAGAACCCAGTAAGTTGACACCTGCACCGGGTTCACCTTTGTCGCCCTGATTACCTTTATCGCCTTTATCTCCTTTGGCTCCCGTAGCAGGAATTTGGGTATTGATATACTTTTTCTGTGCTTCCTTGTACACATACCAGTATCCGTCCTGAATTTGGGGCGGATTGTCCGCAAGCAGGTTTGCCCTGACTGCTGCGGTTTCTGCCTTGCCCTTCGCCACATCTGCCTGGTTTGCCGCGGTAGTTGCCTGTGTTGCGGCTTCCGTGGCCCGGGTGACTGCCGCGTTTGCATTACCGGTTGCCGTCTTTGCGGCTTCCGTTGCGGCCACAGTTTCGCGTCTGGCTGTTTCGGTACTGGTTTTGAGTAGAGCAAAGTCGCCTTCGACTTTGCTTTTATATTGTAACATCTCGTTTGCCGCATCTGTGGCCGGCTGACGGTTGAAAGCCAGGTAATCCTGATAGGTTTTTCCCGCATTCCCCGGTTGCTCGAGCCAAAGCTGGAAAGCACTGTCGCCTTTATTGCCGCGTAGCAATTCCATATCGGCCTGTACACTCTGGTTTTCGCCGTCGACCCCCAGCACCGTCAGCCCCGTTGTACTTTTTGCAAACGGCAGTTCTGATACTTTTACTTTTCTTGTTGCCATATAGCTAATTGTTGTTTTTCCGTTTATTTATTGCATTCCGTTGGAGGATGCTTGTTCCCATCGGGCGGTATACTCTTCCGAAACAAATAATTCATCCAATATTTTCATATAGGTAGGCAATGTATCGGCAGAGAACATCCCGTTACGGTCAATATAATCCACCCGTTGTTTGAGGTAGAAGAGTTCGTCGTCGGTAAATACAAAAACTTTCATTTCCGTATCCGGCGTTTTAAAGCCTATTTCCATCTGTCCGTTACCTAACTCCTTCATTACAATATTTTTTTGCTCTTCGGTAGTAAGCGCCATTTTACTATCGATCGCCATTTTCAACTCTAAATTCCTGCGTGTATCATACTGAGGCAATACACTATTAAGCACTAATACTCTGTCTTTTAAATTTAATTCCATGATTTTATTTTTAATATTTGAAACATAAATAACCACTTTTCGTATCATAATATACAGGTAGTAATTCAGGAGATGAGGAAAGTTTAGTAAGTTGTTCATGTGACATAAAAGGTCCTACATTAATTACCGTTCTTTCCATTTCATTTGCATCCCCGAGGTAACGACTTTCTACTACAAATTTGGAACCCCATCCCTTTGCTTTAGTACATTCTATCCAGGTTTTTGGTTCTGTTAACGAAGCCGATCTAATATGTTCTAATATTAACAAAGGTTGATTAGGAGTAACATAATTGTCAGTATGTGCATTTAAAATAATATTTCTACCATCCGTATGATCAAATCCTAATAATGAATTTATTGCTCTACCAATACCATTGAAAAAAATAAATGAACCTATACGCCCTACGTTGGTTTCCATACTACCCCCATATGTAACTTTAAAAGGTGCATTTTGGGGATTAGAATTTCCCACAAATAGCATTACTGAATCAAAATTTGTTCCATTAATACCACCATTGAATCCCGCATTTACATACCCCCTATCATCAGTAGCAAAAAAATGATTTTTTGTGTAAAAATTACCAGACGAATATACATCTCCGTCACTCCTCACAACAAACTTTGCATTCTCTGCATTACTTAATGTTCCTCCAGACCAAATACGGACACTTCCACTTCCAGTCATACCACCCGAATTTCCAAATGTAATAGCTCCGGTAGTTATTAGTCCGCCGGATATTTTAGTTGTTGTAACCGTATCATCGGAAACAATATCCCATGAACTTCCATTATACCTTTTTATATAAGTACCATTATACCATAAATCATTAATTTGCATTCCAGAAGGTGATAAAGGTGGCATCACATAAAATACTTTTGCTTTATCATTTGCTGTTTTTTCCGCTTTATTTGCAGCATTAGAAGCTTCTTCGGCTTCTTGTAAAGCGTCTATGATCTTATTTTGTGATTCATTCCAACCATTCACATTTTCTAAACCTGTTGAGCCGGATGTGAATGTAATCGTTCCCTTTATTTCTCCCGTTTCCAGGTTGATACTTGTATTCCCGCTTTCGCTGACAATATTTTTTGTGGTAATTCTACCGGGAAGGATTTCCGTAAAGCCATATAATGAGGTATAGCTTCTCTCGCCTTCATAATTACTGGATAAAATCCCTACTAAAAAGTTATATACGTCTCCCCCATCCATTTTCAGTCCTTCACGGAAAAAGCTGAAATATCCTTTCATGGTAGTTTTATTACAGACGGCATATAAGTATAACGCCGGTTCTTTATCTAACGGAGCAGTTATGTATTTTCCCATATCCCAGCATTTGTATTTATTTACGTCATGGGAAGGAGATATGGTATCGATACCCAACGTAAGATGCTGCAGGGCGATATCGTTTATATTATTCGGATAAATGATGCTAAACGTTTGCGTTTCCTGTTTAAACTCAAATATCGGATAGACGGGATTCTTTTTATTGGCCTGATCAACAAACCGGAATTGTAGACTTTCGTCTCCCACCAGCATCGACATGGTTTGTACCCATACCGGTGTAATTCCTTCCGAAAAGCCTTCCATCACATTTTCCAGCATGGTCATCGTTTCTTTCGCATCCCGCCAGCGTCGTTTGGTAAAATGTACCGCATCCTTGTATTGATAGTCATTTACCACTTCGTTGCTTTCAATCTTTCCCAGTTCCGTGGATACAAATCCTCCTACGGGTATATTGGAAAGTTCGATCTCGGGGCTGTAAGGATTATTGATATAGTCTTTTACGCCTGTGATACGGATCAATATCCCTTCGGGCTGGAATTCGGTGTCGCTAAACCGGATAAAAGCTCCGGGTTTGATATGTCCGCCTATCTTCAGCCAGTTTTTCTTAGCCCAGATACCGTCCAGTTCGCCGGTAAAGCTGAATTGCTCGTCTTCGTGTTCGTACATATACCGGGCGGCTTCTTTAAACATCTCCCAACTACCACCTTTTTTATTGGTGTTATCACAGACATATTCGTCCGGCAATTTGATATGGAACACAGCAAAACGATTTCCTTTAATTTCGATATCTTTATTGGGAAAAATACTTCCGTCGGTTTCCAACAGATGTATACAGAATGTCCCGTTCGAATGGGTGTATCCGGTAATTGTTTCATCGTCTTTCTGTACGATATCGAATTCTTTGCCTACCAGTAATCCGTCCTGAAAAATAATAGTCGCTTTTTCATTGGGAATCCGCATATCGGTAAAATCCGGTTGTGTAGCCGGGTCTTCTATTTTAAAGGTACAGGTTTTATCCTGTTCATTTATTTCGACCACTTCCAAAACCGTCCCTTCCCATTTGGGATAGATATGGCTTGCATCGTAGCTGTCTTCGTTCGTATCTGCCGCAACCCTGTCGATCCGTTCGATATAGTTACCGTAGTCGTCGCTTTTATACTTGCGCCCTTCATATTCGAGTTCCTGTTTGAGTGGAAGGCGAAGCGTTTTGTTTTTGTAAGTCTTCGGATCGATATTCCGTTCTCCACCTTGTACAAACAAACGTGTTACCGGCGGTTTATCTCCCTGGGTCTGGCGTCCTACTCCGGTTTTAAAACCGTTTCCTTTTCCGTATGAAAGGGCTAACGGATTATCTTTGTCTTTTTCTATTTTACAGAGATGAATGGTCCTTCCTTCAATCTCCCATTCCGTATTGAATTCGCTTGCTAAGCGCGTCAGTACCTCGTAGCAGTTATCATGGTTGAATGCCAGGGCTTTGTCCGAAGCATCCACACATTTGCCTATCTGCCATTTATCTTTTTCCGGTGTGCCTTTGGGTAGCAGTTCGTCGAGGTTCCGTTTCATAAGCATTAAAAATGCTTCCGGCCTGCCGGCTAACGGAAACACGAGGTTGTAAATAATGCGTTCCATATTCTCCGGATCCGGGTCCATCATCTTGAATTTACACTTTTTCAACAACTCCTGATCGCTTTCAAAGATTACCGTATATTCATAATTACGTGATCCTTTTTTGCTGAAATTTTCGGGTTTGAATAAGGTATACCGTTCTTTGCTTACCTCGATATAGCTTCCTACCGGTATCTCCACATGGTCGACCAGGGAGTAATACAGGGTAACGCTGTTTCCTTTCATAACGGAACGGTAACGGAAACTGGAGTCGCTTACTTCGACCTCGAGGATCAACTGACCGTTTTTATTGAATATCTTCATATCATGTATCTTTACTTTCATTAGATTAATAGGCGTACACTTTCATATCTACACGGGTTTCGCCGTCTTCCAGTACAATATGCCGCTGGTCTTCGGTAGCCAGGATATAGTCTGTTTCGCTGATTCGGAACGAGATAAATTCTATCGTCAGGTTAAAGGAACAGACAAACCGCGAACTCATTTCTTCGATTTGAAATCCGGACGATTTCTTGTAGTAACAGGGATATTCTTCGCCTGTATGTTCGCAATATAACGTCCTTTCCTTCGGTTGTATCCAATCGTTAAAAAAGGCATAATAACACTCCCAGAACTTTTGGACTGAAGAAGTTATAAAGAGGCATTTCAGTGTCGTTTCCTTACTGTTAAATACCAAATGGTCGGCGTCGTATACCTGTCCGTCGGAGGTTATTAAAGATTGCGCCAGATTCTGTTTTGCCGTAGGCGATTTAAGTAAGTCGTCCAAGCCGCTTTCAACTACTACTCCGTATTTATCGAACGGAACGGCATCGAGCTCATAGGCCGATTGCATAAGGGTTAACCCGCTACCCGGTACCGGCGTGTACGTCTTCATCCGGGCACCCGTCGGCGCATCGTCTATAAATTGTAATGAAAAATTCGTCGCTTTGGGATGTATTTTGTTCTCCGTCTGGCTGTTCATCCTGATCTTCCATTCTTTTCCCAGCGTTGGAATGCGGATCGTACGGTATCCGGGTTTTGTGATAAAGGCAATAAAGTCGTTGACCTCGAAAAAAGGGTTTTTAGCAACAAACGGCAGCGTTACCGTTTTTGTCTGCAACCGGGGTGAATCTAAGTCGACTTCCACCCCGTCTTCTTCGGGCCAGTCGTTTTTACCGGGTTCTTTTAAGGCCGGAAAAGTAAGCAGGTCTTTATATCCATCCTTCCTGATCACTACACCATACCGGTCGTAGATATCTATATTGTCAATAAAACATTTTCCTTTCATTGTGTTGTTTCGGTTTATTAGTTTAACAACCTGATTCCTTTTAATGCGATAGAGCTAATATCGTTCCGCATTTTATTCATATCTTCCTGAATATTTTCAAGCCGGCGGCAATAAGAAGTATTTTGGGAGATTTGTTCCCATTTATTAACAGCACCGGTAAGGTCGGAATAAATCTTCCCTATATTCTGATCTATATTATAGGAATGGACTTTGAGGAGATTGAAACTTCCGTTCAATTCGGTAGCGCTGTCCTGCGACATGGCTGCCAGTCCTCTCTGCGCTACGGAAGCGGGTTCTGAGGATTTGTCGAAACTAAGTCCGGACACCGATTCCATGGCCTTAACTTTTTCGGCAAAACCATCAATAATTTTATTGTATTCTTCTTCTAATTTTGATATTTCTTCCGCTGTTAACTCCCCGTCGCTCTCGGTTTTGTCAACAAAATTTTTATACCAGCCATCAAGTTCTTTTTCCAGAAATTTCATCTTAAGAGCCTGCATCATCGCCGTTTTCATCATTCCCTCGAAATCATCGGCAAAGTCTTTCGCCGATTTTTTTCCGTTTTTAAACCCCTCGATTATATTATCAAAAACGGTACTTTGGGTTGTACCTGTCCATGCCTGTTTTCTCTCCTCTTCCAGTGTCTTGAGTTCTTCTTCCAATGATTTACCTTCTTCTTTAAGCTTTTTCAATTGGTCGAATAATGACTTTGCATTACCTTCCAATTTCCCAAGTGCATTGAGTTCTTCCAGCTTATCATAATTCGCATTCTCAAGTGAACCGTATTCAGTCCAGGTTTTTGCTTTTCTGAACCAGGTTCCATGTTTGTATTTCTTCCCCTCTACATATGTTTCTTCCTGTAATTTGGCTAACAGAGCGTCTTGTTCAGTCTGATTTTCACTTTTCCTGTCATTGATGGTATTTTTTGATTTGTCATAATATTCCCGATAATCCTGACCTGATTCCTGAACAATTTTTCTTCTGTCACGTAACAGTTTATTATACTCTAATCCTTTTATGTATAAATCATTCTCATATTTGAGATAATCGTTGCGTATTTTCTTATTTTCTTCAATACGCGAGCCTATCGCCTTTACAATTCCTGCCGCACCCTGAATAATCTTTGACGCTCCTCCTACAGGATCTGTGCCGATAGTTGAAATACCGGTAGCGATACCGGCTACTCCGCCCACCATTGCACCAACCGTACTGATTGTACCTCCTACCGCGCTGTCAAATGTAGATACCGCTTCTCCTACGGTATTCAAAGCATCCGAAATATTCTTTAAATCCTTACCTAGTTGTTCAGCCGTAAGGTTTTTTAAATAACCGGTTATTTTGTCTAAAGGAGTTTCATTCAGCTCTTCTAATTTAGTTATGGTTTTTTGGGCCTCCTCTTTTGCGGAAACTAGTTGTTTGATCAACTGCACTTCTCCTTCAGTTGCATCACCCGCCAGTACCTTCCCTTCTAAATTAAATATTTCTTTATCCAGTTCTTCGATACCTTGTTCCAAGGCGCTCTTAGATAAATTTTTCAAGTCTCCGAGGATAACTTTCAATTTATCGTTATTTTCTACAGCAATTTTTTTTAATGACTCGGCATATTGCTTTTCAAGTACTTGCAGAGATTCATTTAACAGCTTAACTTTTTCTTTTTCATTCTCATACTTCGCCTGACCTAATTGCTGTTCAATAGTTTGTTTATCCTTTTGATACGACGTATACAGGCTTGATAATTGAGCGAGATAACCCTGATATTTATTTATGGTATCATTGATTTTTGAATCTTCTATCTCTTTAAACAATTCGTTACTGAAATCATAACTTATTTCAGTGATTTCATACTTAAGTGACGCAAGCTCTTCTGCCAGCGCATGCCCTTTATCCAAAAAAGCGGATGAAGAAATATCGCCGGCTATTAATTGTTGATTAAGCTTAGTCAGCGATTTTTCAACATCGTTTATCCCCAATACTAACATATGGTAAGTAGAAGCCTGTTCTTTTGCTTTTTCTCCTAATGTATCAAAAGCGGTACTCATATTTAAAAGTTTTCCCATCGTAACATAGCTTTCTGTTCCTATACCATGAATAGCTTTCTCGATACTTTGGTTTTCTTTTGTTATATCATTTACAGATAATGAATTTAAATTCGTTTGCCCCATAATGATTATATTATTTTATATTTGATTTCTTATTCTTTATATGGCAGAATGACATCCTGTTATTCTGCCAACCCCGACTATGATCTGCCTCCGATTATATCTATCAGTTGTTCTTTCGATGTAATTTCGATTGCTTTCTCTTTTTCCGTACCGGATACATATCGCGGCGCGTCTGCCAGCATCATGACCAGTGTGGCATGCGGAATGCTTAGTATATAGTCTATCGTCCAGCCGGTATCGCGGGCAATCTGGTAAATGAGTCCGAAAGGGCTATGAGAGCCTTCGTAATGCCCCTTAACTCCCTTTTCATCCTGGCTCAGGCCGTCTTGGTCTTCGGCATCGTCATCCGGAGATTCGTTATTAACCTGATAGTATTGCAAAAATCGTGTACTCCCGAAAGAGTGATCACTATCGAAATAAGGTCGGTCATCTGGCGGGTGTTCAAATGCTTGCGCAGATACCGCGCCAGCAACCGGTTACGGATCCCCATTGGTGTGCCGTACGATGTTATCCCATAGGCTATGATACGGCTCACCGGGATCATACAGGTGGCCAGTAGTTGGTGTGCCTCATCCAGGCTTCCTGCCTCGAGGTTGCCGCATTGTTTTTTCATTTCCATATACATCCCCGATATGGTATACAGGGTTTGACTGCTCGGACGTTTTACGACTAACGAAATGGTTTTCTTTCCAAACCACCGGAAAAGACGAGGGGCGGGTAAATCTACCCGCACACCTTTGTCTAACAACGTCTCTACAGTCCTGATCTCTACTTCAGGATTTTCCATCTTTTTACGCCGCTGTTTCTTTAATGATCATCGGAGCTTCGGAAGCTACCTTCGGAGCCTGTACTTCGGCCGTTACTTCTACCTTAGCCACTTCTTTCTGAGAAAGATTCCAGTTCAGTTTCGCATAAATAAAGGCGTTGGGGATATCGATGGTAACTCCCATTACGGTTTCCAGGCTTAACGAGCGTTCACAACTGAAAGACGTCATCGGACTTTTCCATGCTTTAGAAGCACTTTCCACTTCGCCACCGAAAAATTCTTTCAATTTGTCGGGCGCGATATCCGTCAATGTAAACTTGATTGTTGTTCCGGCCGCTTCGTAAACGGTAAGGAAAGGATAGCGGTCGTTTTCAGCGAAATGCTTGGTTACCGTACCGTCTTCGTCGATAATACTTGCCGTTTCCTTATACACTTTACCTACGCTCACCAATGAAGTACCCATACCACCGTTAGCTGCCTGAGCACCAATTTTCAGGTCCTTTAGACCTACTCCATACTTTGCCATTTGTTTTAAAAATTTAATTAGTAATAAATAATCAGGATTATTACAGAATCTGCCGTCATCCTTCGGATCAATCTATTCAAATGAATGACCGGCTACAGTTCTGATTTTTCCTTTCTCTTTTGTTGTTATTACAAATTTAAGGCTGTAGCGTACACAAAACCGGAATCGCTGCATCGGTTGCCTGAAAGTGTGCAACCCTTGCACAACGGTCAAAAACCCGAACATATACAAATAAAAAAAACGGCACATAAACAGCGATGGCTACAAACCATCGGCCGCTATATGCCGCATCTGTTATTAAGCTGTTTTAAAGCTTTTTACACCAACGCAATCTACCTATCCGGATATTCCAGTTTTTCCAGCTGCTCCGGAGAGAGAATCGCCATAATCTTATCCAGTTTCTCCTGCATGGTAATAAAGTCCTGCCCCGTTATCACAATCCTGGGCTTCTGCTCTTCTACTACAGGTTCATTTTCAACTTCGGGTTCTTCCTCCGTAGGTTGCTCCTGTTCGGCCATTACTTCCACTATCACACTATCCGCATCCACCGTCAAAGGTTGGAAATCCGTAATCAACGGTTCGTCTATTTCTTCGTAATGTTCGGGAAGTTCTAAAATGGATTCATCAAGCTTTTTACCTCCAATATAGAAAGCTTTACCAAGTATTACTTCTTTTCCGGCAATCCAACCATCAGAAATTCTTTTTAAACATTTACCATCACCAGCAATTAATTTCTTCTCTTTTTGTATCATTTTTTTAATCTTTATCTACGGGTTTTTGACTAACTGGTAAAATAACATCAGCCCATATACTCCAGTTTGTGGCCTGTTTATATTCGTTTACCGCAATATCAGGAACATATATTTTTGTACCTATTTGTTGCCATTGATCTATCGACGGAAAAGAATCAGCATATAATATGGGAGGTATTACCGATTCAAATTCAAGATATTCCATAACAGTCGTGAAATTTTCATTTTCTATACTATAGGCAGAGGTAAGACATACAAAATTAGTACCGATACAATTAAAACCGCTTGGGATATATATACTTTTTAATGGCTGTTGCCAGAACATATTATCTGTTATTGTAGTATAGTTCACCTCAAGATCCGGCAAAAAACCTTTCTTTATTCTTTTGAATTTAGCCAATGCTTTTCCATTAAAGCTATTAGACCAATTATGTACTTTTTTACAATCAATGAACGCTTCGGTGTCTTCTGGATCAAGGTAACCGCTAAAAGAAGCTAAAACATGAGATAGATCAAGAAGATACTGCTTATCACGGAAAATACCTTTGGGTAAAGATTTTGCAGAAGTACCACTAAACAATTTCTTCATGTATTTTGCATTAGTAAGCCCGTCAAAAGTACCGGCCTCTATTTCCTTTAAACTATAATTATTTTCCATGACACTTGAAAAATTTTCTCTCGCACCATCATTTTTAAATACATCATTACCGATAAAAGCGTATAAAGAATAATTAAAACTCATGTTTTTTATCTGCGTATTACCTATTGACCAAAAAGCCCCATTCTCAGCTCTCAATTTTTGAACAAACCGTGTTATACCTGTATTTCCACTTACCTGAATTAAATATATTTTACACCCACCTTCATATCTATGACTTATAGAAAACTCCTTATCAATTGAAAAATTGGTGATTGAGTTAGGATCAATATTTTCATATGTTCCGTCTCCCCAGTCCACATAAAAAGACTTATCATTATTCATTGTGATATTTAGATATGATAATACATGCGAACCCATTATTCTTGCATGCACCTGAATTGAACCATTTTGAGCAGGTTTAATATCTTCTTTGCTTATGGCTACTGTTGTTTGCTGGAATACATCGTTTTGTGAAATATATACGGAGCCGGTAGTCTTCTTATTTTTCCCATAATAAGCACTCCATTCATAGGTACCTCGTGTAAGCCTTAGAGATACGATACCTGAATCATCTGATAAAATTTTTCTTCCGTCAATCTCCAAGATAGCACCTTGTAATAAATGTCCAAATACATCGCTTTTAATTTCCTGCCTATAAGTAACATACGGATAAAGAACAATATCAATCACATCATCAGTTAAAGATTCAGAAATATTAAGAACTCTTTCACCATATGAATCTTCCAAACATGTTACAGTGAATTCTCCTGCTTTACGTATAAATACTTTACCATTATTATCCGAAATGTATTTTTCTTTTTCATTTACTACTACGGTTGCCCCGGGAATAATTGGATTACCATAGGAAGAACTCTTTATTACCACTGTTCTTAAAGGAATATATTTTACAGCAAATCTTACCGTTATATTCCGTTCAATCGTGTATGGTTTCACATAGGGTAAATGGTTATCAACAACAAACATCAGATTGATTTCCGAGCCTTTAGGTGCTTTGATCTTATATGAGGTTTCTCCTATTTTCTCATAGGGAAAACTTGCTTCAAATTTTGCATTTAGTAAAGGTTGTGACTGTGACGAAATAAATTCTATTATTGCATAAGGATCTTCAATAAAGGTGTTATATGTAATATCAAGTTCAGGAAATATCTCTTTAAAATATTTCAATTCTGTTTCACCAGCTTTTTCTACTTTCCATTTTCCTGTAATCATAGGCTTTTCTATATTCTGGCCACTTTCATCAATTCCACCCAAAATTACAAGTTGGTGCAGTATACTCAAATCTTCATCAGAAACATCCACCCCTATCAGGCGGACACGGTTCAGTTTACGGGGTTCTGAGTCCAGTATTTTTTTAACCAGCGCCAACTGGTCTATAGAATTCATATTCTCCAGCACCAAAGTCGAGATATTATCCACACTTTCCAATTGCAGCCCTTCATCCGTTAGTTCCGGCTGGTTACGTAATGTCAGGTTGTTTATTGATGCGGGCAAGGATAATATTTTCAGGACACCCGCTTGCGGCAGCGTCACCATAGAAGTATTCGACCCTTTGGCATATACTTCCTCTATATTATTGCAGCCTTTCAGGTTGAGAGATTCTGTATAATTGGGGCAGTTCTGTATGTCTACCAGACGAAGCATACGGTTGTTTCCGGTGGTAATATGCGTCAGTTTTTTGTTTTCGTAGCCTTCAATAGACGAACCGATTACTAATTCCGTTAAACTTCTTGCTCTGGATATATCTACCGTACCGGGATAAAACGACGCGAGACTTCCCAAACTTTTTATAGTAGAAATGCCATAAACGGCTGTTTCTGTATCGTTATAAGTTTGCAAAGAGGGAGCCTTTATCTCGATTGTTTGATTCGCTTTTCCCCTTTCTTTTACTACATATTTTGATGCATAAACAACTTGTAGGTAAGAATCCTTTAACAAAGTCAATTTAAAATCGGCATTCGGTTTAACCGGTAGCTGGTCTCCATTTTGTGGAGCATATGTACGGAAACTAATAAAATCATCCCTGAAATCGCCCGCATTATATTTGCTATCCATATACATAAACCTGTTTGAAAGCCACCAGACACGATGGTCCGTTCTCGATCCCTGTAAAGCATACAAATAAGAAGCATTACCGCTTTCTTCATGGATAGGCGCGATATATTTGTAATATCCGTCGGTATTATATACTACCTCGCTCCAGTAGGCAGCTTGCCCTTCATTAAGTATTTTAATAGCTTTATTATAAGTAAGCGCCGAACTTCTCATAGCCCGATACATATCGGCGAGTTCAATGGTGAACGCATCTTTAACAAGTTTCCATAATTCCGAGCCCCAACCGTTCCATACATAGCCACCTCCTACTATATCCTGATATTCAATATCATAATTGAACGCATTTACCCCTTCATTATTAATACCTAACACGGTGTCATTATCATAAAAGATAAAGTAGTATTTATAATCGCCGGATCCTTCATTCCCCCACGATGCCATCATCATATTCTTGGCACGCTGGTCGGTCGCTCCGATAAACTCCGTAAGGAGATAATAACTTAACAGATTATCGAGATTGAAATGTCCGGCACATTCGCTCCTGAACTTTTCCGGATTTCCAATACATGATACTACCCATGAAGTAAGTTTTTGCAGATTACTTGTATCCGGATTATTTTCATTTTCTGCATAACGCGCTTCAAAATCATTCGTCCATACCGGTACGTTTTTTTCCTTATTCGGATCCCATATGGTAGAAGTAAAATCGGAAGCTTTGAATAAACAGTTATCGGATGTATTATTTAGGAATTCCCAGCATTCGGCTTTCCCGTCGAAACCATACGTTTGCTGTGTGCCTTTATCATTATTGAAATTATACTTTCCTATAAAGATCATCGGCGAATCGTCTGTTTCCTTATGAAAAATCGCACAAGGATAACCGTCGACAGTCGTACGAATACGCTCATCTACCTTTTGTGGAGGAGTAAGGTAATTCAGGCTCCTCAGCACCTGGTCGAAATATTTGGCAATCCCGGTATTATGTGTACCAGAAGACTCAACAAAGTCTGCTTTCATACAGAAGGCATTCACCGGAATATCGGTACCTCTTAATGCATATTTATCTGATTTCACCCCCGATTCAGTCAGTGTAATTCCATTCTTAATCTTCCACTTGAAATTCTTACGCGGGTATAATTGCGACGATGTACCCTGTACATCGTTTTCGGCACCATAAGTAACAAAAGAGAGTTCCGGATGCTGGCGGTTTTCAAAATATATATCATTGATTTTCTTTTCCTCCGGTGTTGTTGACTTAAATGTAGGAAGTTGCCCGACAATAGTCATAACAGGAAGAAAATTAACCAAAAGATTATACTGTATTTCACCTGACGGGTCAAATACCTGGTTACGATCGTAAACAGCCAGTTTCTTTTTAACATCCGCCGTATCGGCAATGTAGTTGTTTAAAATCTGAAAAGCGTTCAGGTCCATGCCGTAGGAACGGATATTATATACATCTATGGTACAGTGGTCGCTTCCAAAAGTGATACCGACAGGGGGTACCTGTTCAAACGTATCTTCGCTCACATACTGTATAGCTCCCGAAGCTATACCGTTGATATAAATATAGATTATCCTGTTTTTTAAACGGCTCTCAATTACAAAGGATATACGAACCATTTCGTTTTCCTTAAAACGGGCTGATACAGACGATAACGCTGATTTAAAGAGTATTTCATTAGGGGTTGCTTTAAACCCCCTGTCGCCGCTGAAGCAGGAAAGGATATCCGTCTTAAAATCTTGTACATTACTTACCTTAAACTCAATTTCAATTGTTTTACCGGTCGACTTGAAGTCTGAGAAGAACGGTCGGAATGGTATTTCCACACGTGCACCTTGTGAGATACGGAGGGTTGTGACATTGTTTTGGTCCAGTACCCAGCCGTTGGTCTTGAAGTTGAACCCTTTCAGCGTTGCGGATACGTCGCCGAATTTCCATTCACTCGGATTTTCTTCGTAGTTGCTGCGTCCGTTGGAAGTCAGGTAGAGCTCCAGTTTTTCGGTTTCAGCATCCGAATCGATATCTGATTTGGCCACTGTAAGGTTAAACGTCTGCGAAGCATTGCCGGAAACGATTTCCAGTTCCAGCTGTCCGTGACCGGGTATGCGATACGACCATACCTGTGGTGTGCGGTCTATTACCAGATTGCTTACTACTTCGCCGTTCGCTTTCAACTGAACTGCCGTAGTGGATGCTGTGGGATGATAGACGGAATAAGGGATGGCCAGTACCTCATACTGGGTGGCTTCTGCCTGATGAAAGGAAGAAGATATGATGACCTGTCCGGTTCCTGCCTCCAGATAGATAATACTATAGTGCAGGCTGTCGGAAGTGATTGTAATCCCCTGTGCCTCCATCGTGGCAAATACTTCAAGGGAGTGGCTGCCGTGTGAAAGGCCATTAATCCGTTTATACATCTGACGGTTGCTGGCGGTGGTGGTTACCGGCTCAAGCTCCTGGCCGTCCAGTATGAACCGGATGGTTTTACTGCCCGATCCTATTGGAGTGAACGGGAACTGCACTTCGCCTTCGTAGGCTAATGAGTCGTCGAAGGTGGAGGTTACCTGCAGATTGATCACTTCTACACGCATATTCAGCGAGCGTATAGCACCGTAGCTGTCAGTCACCTGTATGCGGATCTGATTCTGTCCGTCGGACATGTAATTCGTTATATCGAAATCTACATCACCTTGTGCGATGGACTGAGTGTATACACGTGCATTGTTTACGTAATAGACCGCCGTACCGTTGCCTGTAGACTCCTGGGTTTCATAATCGAGGGAGGAAAAAGTATATTTCAATACTACCGGTTGTCCTTTTGGAATACCAACCGAGGCATCACCCCTGTTAATAAGGCGGAGGGTAGAGCCTCCTCCACTACCGCCGGAACCGTTTCCGCCGCCGGCAGGGAGTTCTATTCCGTTGGAAACTATTTCACCATTGGAGGTAAGATACAGATACCCATCTTCTACAATGGCTCCGTCGGCTTTATTGACCGAAACAATATTTAATTCTTCTTTAAAGGCATCTATCTCGTTGATGAGCGAATCTATTCCTGCGCCTATGGTATCTATTTCAACCGTATGACGATCCATCCGTTTGGATAATGTATCCACTTGGTTTTTTTGTATATTTACCAGTTCCGTCAACTCATTAACAGGTGTTTTGAATTGGTCGAATGGGAGGAATTGCCTCCATTTGTCATCCGCATCAGTATCATACTTCCATTCCAGCGCTTCATCGGTTGTACGAAATTCGGGACTGCTGCCTTTTTTTCCTGCTATATCTGCCAGTGAAACCAGATTATTCCATTCCCCGCCTTCCCGGCGCCATTGAAGGTGTGTATCTGTATTTTGCAGGTAAATTTCTTTACCGTCTGTCCCTTTCAGGATGGAAGTCAGTACACGTACTAATTTGTATGTATTACCGCTTTGCTTAAAAACAGGTATGGAGGTTACTCCCTCCAGGTTGTCGACCTGTTCGTATTGCCCCGGATCTTTGGAAGTACTCTTTAATCGGTTAGATACCTCTCCGGTAATTTTTTCCAGATCGTCGGGAGTAAAAATAACTCCATTTATTGTTATATCTCCTGTTGCCATTTTTTATTCTTGTAATTTAATTCAAATCAGGCTTTAGCCTTTTTACTCTTTTCTATATCCTTTGCCGCGTTTTCGATGGCTCGTAGCGCCCTGTATACAATCACAGTCTTTAATGCTTCCAATAACTCGGTAAAATCATCGTCTTCTATAGTTATTTCTCCTTCGGACTTGAATATCCGACGTGACAGTTCATCCATTGCCAGATTTGTTGCCTGCTTAAATAATAGGTTGCCTACTTCTTTTCTCAGATCATATGTTTGAAAAACATCGACTTCTGTTTCTATCTGAATTTCTTTAAAATTTATCTTTTTCATTGTTGATTTCATCTTTGCTTATTTTATTAATTCTTTTAACTTGGTTATTGTAATATTACTTGCGAACATATATCCGGTAGCAGGATCCCACATGACGACTTTAGGAGTTTGGAGAACACCATTCATATCTTTCTTTTCCACACCTAATTTATACTCGCTTACTCTAATACCGGTGTTCTGGTCATAATTAGGTAGTTCCTGATTTTCTGTTGCCATATTATCCATTCGGATATATGTGAAATGATTCCATGGCTCATGTTGGAATGCATGAGACCCTAACTCTATCGTTCGGAAAAAATCCTCCTTCGGATTCCAGATACGTTTCCGGCCTAAGAAAAATGTAGCTCTACCGTATTCCTGATTATTGGGTTGAATAGGATAATTATTACCACCAGGTTTTTCGTTAAATAACTCCACTATTATCCCCATATCTACCGGTCGGAATGTTTTTCGGGAACGAATGAGTAAAGAAGCATCGGCAGGGGCATCGAATAAAACGTTATTTCCTATCATCATCTTTCCTTCCACATCCACACTACCTGGGCCTAAAATTATTTCTGCCGTGCCCCATTTTCCTTCCGATTTACCACCGCCTGATGTTGTAGACATCATGGTTATGGCGGTTCCTCCCAGTTCGATTTTTTTATGCCTGCGAATGGTATTTTCACCATCTGAGTAGTCTATATTGTCGATTGCCACCAGAGATGAACGCTCAAATTCCCCTTCTTTATACCATTTACTTTCATATTTTTTTGTACCAATCTTAAAAGGTCCCACAGTTCCTTCAATAGCTGCAAGCTTTTTAGCATATAGATTTTCAACATCAATCAAATTCATTTTCATATATCCTCCCACAATCAAACCTTCTTCCTGCATGGCTGATTCAATTTGATTTCGGGGAATATAACCATTCAACGAAGATGAATTAACTTTACTATTCAGGATGTCCCATACATCCTCTTTGAAAGCTGTTGTGCTAATTGCTCCGTTTAAATTGATTTTATTCGCATCTATAGTAACATTTTCGTCAGTTATATTAATGGCAGCCACAATTGTTTTACCATCTTCCATTTCTTTTTTTGCCCAAATAGTATGTCCTTCCGGCTGGGTTATCCAGCCTGCAGAATTTTTCTCCCAATTTCCTTCAATGGTTTTGACTCTGGATGATACTGCTGATATTCCGTCATATGCTACTTTTAATGAAGTGTTAGTCTCCTCAATACCACTTTCGGTTTCTTTTACCCGTTTCGACAAAAGAGTAATATCCCCTGCTACAGTTGTTATACTTGATGAAATATAATCGCGAACTTTCCCATCTTTCTCATTGATATATTCTGTCAGTTTATCTGCGGAAAGCTTTATTTCTTCAGCGGTTTGCTTTATCTCTGTTGAAAGTTTTATAGTGGCATTTGCCAAAGCATCGTTGAAAAAAGATACGCCGTATATAAGGATTTCTCCAGTAAAACTGATGCGGAAATTGCCGATCCCATCCCATTGTGCTACTTTGAACAACTTGTTGTATTCGTTGGATATTCCGAGATTTTCTTCTATGTATAGTTCCTGTCCGGCAAATCCCACAGTCAGTATACCGGGTTGGGTTACTTTATAGAATAGGGAGAATGAATAAATCCCTTCAGTCTTTTCGCCATTCATCACATCGTTATCCTGGGTGATAGAAATCTTACGCAGGCGGAGTACGTTTTTATTGCTATCGGAATAGATATCTGCTACAGCGCGTTTTTCCGAATAGTAGTGACCGTCGAACCAAAGAAAGGTATCGCTGGGAGTAATAAAAGACACGTCATTTTGAGAATTCCAATAATTTAAATTGGTATTAAAGGAAGAATTCTTTAGAATATTTCCTACTTCCAATGACATATCGCTTTTAATACCTTCTATTTTACTTTCCAGTTTTCCGTTCAGGATGGAGAACTGTTGCGAAACAGTTGTACCATCCTCCAGATAAATATCGGTATCTTCAAATACGGCTCCTTGAGCGTAAATACCGTATTTATTTAGTTGCTTTCCGGTTTTAGTACGGATGCCGCTAAGATTTCCGAGGCGTACTTTTACCTTATCCTGCATGGAGGAGTCTGTCATACCATCGAGGATATCGAGGTAAGGGGCCTTGTCGTCTGACGATGTAAGATAGAGCAGTCCCTGACGGTTCTTATCAGTTTTGTTACCGAATCGGAAGACTACGTCGCCGGGCTCGGGTACATCTATACCGTCGATGATACGCAGATCGAAATAGTCGGGTGTTACATTTATTATTTCTCCGTAGAAATATCGGATATTGATACCGGAGCTACGCTGCATACGTACAATATCGCCATTACGAAGGTTCATCCGCATGGTGTCATCCATGGTGTCGATCTCGCAACGGTAAAACCCCGTATTGCGCTGTACGGTAAGTATTTTATTGAGGTCGGACACGATCACTGATCCGCCCAGTCCGTAGATTTGTGAATATACCAGCTCATAAACCTTCATACTTTTGCGCACGGTCATGAAGTCGAATGTGGCAGAAGCTGAGGGTATGTCAATATCCACACCGGATCCGGTAAAGCCGCTTTCAAAAGACATCGAGCCAAATCTTCCACCTATTAATATGTCTGAGCGTACAAGTGCTGAATTCAGCATAGCAGCGCCGGAAGATGATACCTCCCATCCTTTACCGGCATTGAAATCGGCAATATACCCTGTTGAACTTATTTTTTCACCCACCAATATATCTTTTTGTACAGCGGCAGAATTGAGATTGGCATATCCTGCAGAGGTTATTTTCCATCCGGAAGAACTTATACCTCCTCCTAACTGAATATCCTTTTGCACGTTTGCCGATGTAATCGTTGTATCGCCTTCGGATGTTATCTTCCATTTTGAAGAAGAACCCCGGATATCTTTTACAAAAGATATTATACCGTTTGCCGTATCATCCCGGTCTTTTCTAAGGTATTTTTTATCTAACAGATCGAGATCCTTTATTTTATCGGCATCTTTTGCTGTTAAATGCAGGTCGCGTGCGCTATCACCATACCCATCAGCCATACTTATCACTCCGGTAAGCTGGTTATGGGCGGTTACACCTGTCTGTACCACCTCTGTACTTTCGACAGAAATCAAACTGTTCCCCGAATTTAGTATTCCTGCTTCCCTGCGCCGTTTGCTACGCGAGCGAGCCAGGAATAACATTTGCTTTATATTATATTGTTTCATTAGTTCAATCTGTAAATTCAACACATTTGTAATTATCCGGACAAACTGTTACCATTTTTATCTCGCTTTCATCCTCTCTCGGGTATTGCACTTCGCTAAGAAGCAAATATTTTCCATCCTGATTCTTATCTGAATAAATACCGAATTGTGGCAGTAGGGCAACTGTTCCGCTTAATGTATGTTTTCTGTCTGCATAATTACTATATATCGTTCCAATAAGCAGTCGTTCCAACAGGTCATTATTACCCGCCCTATAGAATTTATTTATGAGATAGTTATTAGTACTATAGTAAAGCTGTCCAAGTGCCGTAGGAGAACTTTTGGGTAAGGTTCCCACAATGGTATCGATACTCATCTCTTCTTTTGCTGATTTGTTAAGCCACGCATTTTGCACTATATCGGCAGGCTTAATATCTTTACCGTTGCTGTCGACCAGTGTAATAACAGGTGGTTTGTAAAGAACCCAACGAGCTTGGTCATATATTTTCATTTTAATCTGCCACATGGTGTCGGATTTGTAATCATACGTTTCCACTCCTGCCCCTATTTTGAGTTCAAGCCATCCTGTATATTGCGGCAGTTCGATAAGTTCGCCGGCTCCCTTCTTTTGAAACGAATCAGGCAAATTATCCCTGTAGTAGCCAATAATGGGTTTATTTTGTTGCCATCCCCCTAATCCGGTGTTGCTTTTTCTATTGGAATAATCATAATATGCCAGATAAGCATCTCCCCACTTTCCGGGTCCGCCTAACCAACTACATCTTCCACTACTACTGTAACTTCTACTGTTTTTTACACTTTTATTTTCCCAATGAAATATTTTCCCCTGAGTTGTGTGGAGATTTAATATAAAAGGTACATATGAAAAATTACACCAATCTTTGAGGTTTTCCATATTTCCTTCTTCATTCCCCTTTGCCTCCGGTTCAAAAGGATTATACCTGACGTCAAATAATAAGTCGAGCGATATTTTCAGTTTATAACTTTTACGTGTTTGCTCAGATGCATTTCCTATGTATGTACGTGCGGTTTGCATAATAAGTTCATCCATCTGAAAAACCGGTTTATTAAGATAGGATGTGTAGCTATTTGTAGATGCAGTATATGTTTGAACCGACCAGGCTACTCCTGTTTCTTCGTTTCCTGAATAGATCGGATCTATATTAAAAAAACACGTTTTGTCTCCCTTAGTAATTCCTTCTCCTTTTTTATACAGGGTAATATCAAAACCTTTAGCTATTTTAGTGACATCTGTGGAAATTGCTATTTTTTTATGTTCATCTTTTAATGATACCTTATCAATTTGATTGGCGCATAAAGTCGTTTTCTCATAGGGGCTGAAAGTTATTTTTACGTTATTATAAACTTTATCAACTCCTAACACCGCATTGTTGTTTTCCCATGTTACTTCTGATGCTGTAAGTTGGGTACTTATTGCGTTAAGATCATATAGAATAATATTCCCTCCTTTTTGTATGATTCTCAACCCAAAAGGACGTAGCGTTTCTTCAAGCACTTCGCGCATGGTCATCGGCTCATTGTCTTCGTCAAAAAAATTGTCGCAAAGAATGGTTACATCATCAAGCAATCCTTTTGTATTTATACTAAAAACAGTTGTTGAGATATGTGTAATAATATTATCATATTTTATGCCTGTGTAAAACAAGCAGTGCTGGATAATCTGCCGCATGGTCATAAAACCTGTACGGTTCCAATCAAGGCGGTCGAGGATAGCAAAGTCTGAAAAGGTCAGGGAAACGGTGTAATTATCATTGAAACTATATGGTTCCTCATATAACTCGGGGTCGAGGGCACCGCTCCAGTAAAGCTTTTTTTCACGCAAAACATTCATATAAATGGCGCCGGGTGCGATACTGTAAAGGTCGACGAACTGACGGTCGGTATCGGAATACAGGTTGAGAGTGGCGCTGCTGCCGCATACAGGTTCGAGCTTGTCTGTCTCCGCCCAGTCGATCTCCAGCGGCGATTCGCCGAAAGCAATTTTCCGGGGCGTGATGTCTCTGTTGCTTTTCACCACAATCTCCATCTCCCATAGAATACCGTTTACACTGGTAAATCCGCCGTAATATTGTATTTGGTATTCGTCATTCATCGTGTCCGCTGATTTACCTGGTTCATTTTTTGCATTACACCCACTAATTCGCGCCCGGAAATCTTAAACTCTACCTGTCCGCCTCCGTATGAATCGCGGGGTTCGATCAATGACCTCAGTTTATTTAAAGGGGCAATTACTTCAGGGTTTCCGGATGCTCCGGCATATTCTCCTACCAGTGCCAGTGTAGGCCCAAAAGCAATACCTCCCATTGCCATTGCTTTGGGTTTTGGAATCGTGGCGATAGCAGCGAGAACGGATGCTATGGCCGCTATTGCAAGTATGGGTCCTACAATCGGGATGGAAGAGACTGCTGCAGCCGCACCCGTAGCCGCCTGTGAAGCGCTACTGCTGCTTTGCGCATTGGATGCGGAAATTTGGGTAGTAGCCAAGGCTATAATCTGGGGAATAGCTTCAGTTATTACTTTTATTAAATTCGCTCCCCAGGTTAACCATGCACCGGCACTTTCACCTACAACTTTGGATAAACTTTGCATGGTACTCGAGATACCGTTGATCCCTTCATTATATGATTCGAAAAAACCTTTATTGCTGAAGGTTTTTTGTAATGCATCGGATGTTTCTTTGGTTACATCTTCTATAGAGTTGTCTACATTGAAGTTTACAGGTATTTCTACCGGTTTTACACTTGTATCTAATATATCCGACACTTCCTGGGGAAATTCTACCACGACAGGTTCTATCTTTATTTGATCCAGATCAGACATTTGTTGACCAAAATCCTGCAGCATACCCAGGTTATTATCCAATTCCGAGTTTTGATTTTTCAATGCTGCAGAAAAAAGTTCCGTACCTGTTAAAGCATCAGTTTGAGCAGATGCTACTACCTGCGAAGTTATTGCCAACCCTTTATTAGACTCAACAACTTGCTCCTGTATTCCTAAAAGAGCCTTTAATTTATTCCATATAGGGGATAAAACCGATGAAACTTTCTCAAAGGCTTTAACCAGGCTGTCCCAAATAGCAGAAGCTAAGTTTTTCACTCCTGACCAAGCGTTATCGACTATTTGTTTGAAAGAGTCGCATTTATTGTAAGCTACGATAAAAGCTGTTACTAACGTTCCGATAGCCGTTACTACTAAACCGATAGGATTAGCTTTCATAACTGCATTCAAAATGCGTTGCGCACCGGCTAAAGCTCTTGTGGCTATAGCAGCAGTACGTTCCGCCGCTACTTTTATCTGCGTTACGGTAACAGATGCTTTGTCGGCTAATATATTTTTAAGTTTAATATCTTTAAAAACTTCATGGATAGTAATAACTGAAGCAACGATGCCGGTTAAATCCGCTAAAGCATTCAGATATTCGGTAAGCGTCAGGTTAGTGTCTGACAACCCGGTCTGAGTTTCCGTTATTTTTTCCTGAAACTCAGTCATTACTCCTATGTTTGCCTGTGTAACTTCATTTAACTGGACCTGCATAATATTAATAGCTTCAAAAGCAGAACCCGCCTGGGTTACTTTTTCCATTGCTTCAGCTATCCGGGAACAGCTTTGTGCGGCCAACTCACCGGTAGTATAAAATTGTTCTACAGACGCAATCAGGTTGTCGAAATTAATGGTTAGCACGTCTACTGAACCTGCCATTTTTTTCAAGCCTTCATCCATCTGGTTAATTTTGTCATTCATATTTTATATATTTTGAAAAGGTATGATTAATCTCCATACCTTTCTTTTATTCGTTCAATGTCTATTTTGCTACATACTTCCTGTTCCGGATCCCAATCGAAACGGATCAGATCTTGTGGAGTTATCCGTTTATTCCCGGTATATGGAGCAAGTATGCAATGACCCAGAAAACGGGTTTGTTCCCATCTGACGCGGTATCTTACCGTTTCCAGTTCATTCCATTCCGCATAGATTTCATTAAATTCACTTAGGGTGAGGCTGTAGGTTTCTTCGAGGGATAACCCGATGACACCTACAGCCATACCAATAAGTTTATTGATACTTATTCCTTTTTTTTTGTATCGGAATCCGGATCTGCGGTTGCTTTACCAAACAAACCTTCCACCAACTGCGGCATTTCTTCAATTAGGATATAATCTGCCATTTCCTCAAAATTGTCATATGGAAAATCTACTTTTTCGCGTCTGCAAGCACTACGTGCACAATGGTACAGAAGTGTTGCCACAGAAGCCATATTATCTGTTCTTAACTGAGATATTTCTTCACCTGTCTCCCGCTGATAAGCGGACATGGCGCCCAAAGTCAGCATACAAGGGTATTGTACACCATTAATGGAGATTGTAGTCCTCATTTTTTAATTATTTTGTTACAGTTTGAATCTCACCGGTATTATCAAATGTTGCGCTGCAGGTAGCATCTTCGCCTGCTTGTGATGATTGTTCCAGGCTTGTAATCACAAACATTCCTTCTTCATATTTGTCGCCTGTTTGCTCATTAGCAAAACCATATTTCAACTTAACCGGCTCACGTTTCTTCATCAATTCCACCAGCTTATCATACGTAAAGCCTTCTCCAAACATAACCAAAGCATCCGCTTTGATCTGTACTGATAATTTGGTTACTTTCTTTTCACTGAATGCACCATTTGCAGTATCTTTTGTTACACGTTCCTTTGTTTCTCCGCTATAGGTGATTGTATGATTTGTTGCCGCTGCCTGAGGCTGATAAACGGGTGATGCATCACTTCCTGTCTTGATATAAAGCATTAAATCTCCACCTTCTACATATCCACTTCTTGCCATAATTGTAATTTTTAATTTGAATGTTTAAATAAATTGTAATTTGTTATTAATATTCTGCAGAAATATTTTCAATTGTTTGTTACGTTAAAAAGACTAGTGATTATTTTATAACTTTTCATCAAATACTAATCGGATTCATTTATTGGAATCCTCCTATCGTATTTTTGTCTTTTCTTTTGGTAATACTACAAAGTAAAGGCTATAGCGTACACAAAACCGGAATCGTTGCAAGGGTTGCCCAAAAGTATGCAACCCTTGCATAATTAGGTTATTCCATAACAGGCATATCAAGACCTTTCTACCACTGGCGAAAGATAATTACCCACCTTTATGATTTTGATTGGTTGAAAAAACACAATAACTAAAACCCTTTAAAAGCAGTTGGTTTGACATATATCAAGGGAAAATGAATTTTACTGAACAGGAAAATTTTCATGGCTGGTCAGAAAAATATTTTTTCATCGGCAGGTAATTTAAAGATTTTGTAAAAGAAATACAATAAGTATATGCGGGTGTATGCTGTTGGAGTTATTATTAAAGGCATCGTTTAAGCGGTTACGATCATTCAAAATCTGTATAGCCTCTTTTTTTGGTCTGGAACAGTTTTTTTAATTGAATATATATATAATAGTAATAGTCACGACAGTACATACAATAATAAATCAAAATGATTATCCATTTCCAATTTTCAATCCCATGCAAATACCATTTTGCAACCACCCATCACCTCTATATGCTCGAGTTTTTCATTGGAGTGGAACCAGCTCCCAAATACTGCACGGATACAGATGGTTCATCTACATTTTAACTTTTTATTATATAACCGGGGAGTTACACACAGTATCCATAGGGGAAAAAGCAGTAGTTACCCTTAGGCTTTATATCACAAAAACCCGTAGTGACTTAAATGCACTACAGGTTCAACTATACAAAAATGAATTGGATTATTATTTGGTTTTAATTAATCTATTGAGTATAAATATTTCATCGTTAAATTTAAGGAAAGGAATCTAGGTAAAATCTTCCCACCCTTCTATGCGATACCTATTGATTTGCAAGACTGTTTTCGTTCATTGTCATTTTCTTTTAATTAGTAATAAAATAATCATGATCATAAATATTCCCGCTAACACCCCATAGATAAACCATCTGAGTGGTGATAGAGCAGGTTTGGATTGTTTTTGTTCCTGTAAGGTGTCGTTGCGGACATTCTTCAGTTCCGATTCGTAGTGCCATACGAGGCGTTGAAGGCTGTCGCATATGGCGGTTACAAGAATGGTATCGTTCAGCCTGACGATTGTTGCCGAGGCTTGCCCACTACGTTGGGTGTAATTGACTCCTGTAGGAAGATTATGGAGGTCGTCCGTCCGTATCATCAGCGTCGCCCGGCTGGACGGTACGGTCGCGGGGACGACGGTTAGTTTTTGCGCGATCCGCAAACTTTCGGTTGTTACCTGCTGCCGTATCGTTTTTGTACTTCTGCAACTCTGTGCGGACAGGGCATATATCGTAATAACGACAAGAGTGATAACGGAGGAGGATACGTTCAAACGTGTTGACAGATTCGCGCAATTTTTTAATTTCTTCATTTTGTTCTAAAAGTGCTTCATTGTTACTATGTGCTATTTCTTCCCATACATCGCGCGTATCGGCAATTGCCTGCGCCTTTTTTAATTTGCGGTATTGGAGGAATAAAACGATATTCCACACTCCGAAACCAGTCGCCAGAAGCGATTGTATGACATCTGTAATCTGGAGCATAGGTTATCATACGGCTTCGAAATACAATTCGGTTTCCGCACGGCGGCGGCGGAGCAGTCCGGCGAGAATCATTCCCCCGGCTTTATTCCAGCGGGCAAATTCGCCTTTAATATTTAAGTTAGCCGGATTGGCTTTAACACATTTAAGTAGAGTGGACCGGCAGAAGGCGGTTTCGCCGACATTAAAAACGAAAGAGACTAATGCGTCAAACTGGTTTTGATTTATTCCCATACACTCACGGTTCACCACCTTTTCTACCGGTTCCAGATCTTTTTTAAGAAAATGTTCCGCCTGTTCTTCGGTAATTATATCACCTTCTTTTACACCTTTGGTGTGTCCATAACCAATTGTCCATACACCAGCGGGACAGCGGTAAGCTTCCAGGCGAAGGCCTTCGAAACGTTTTATCAGGTTTATTCCTTTATAACTTGTTTTCATTGTTATATACTTATTTAGTTTAAACACGGAGCCACAGGGCACACAGGGTTTCTGATTTATCCCGAGAAATATGCTTCTTAAAAGAACCTGGTGATGCCGGGGCCCGTGTTTGTATTCTTTATGTTTAATACTCCCATATCACAAAAATACTGTGTTTTTGTACACAAAACAGGATTCAGTGCATCTGTTGCACAGTACTGTGCAAGCCTTACATACTTTTTATTTTTCTGTTGTAAATACCTCTTACTTTGTAAATGAACAGAAATAATAAACCCGAAAAATTAATTCAGTATGGTACATGATTTAACAGTTACAGCCCCCCTTGAACAGGTGTATGATTTAGTAGCACAACAACTTATGGGAATGGAAGATACAAACGGCCAGCCCGTATTCAACTATGTAGGGATGTGGACAAAACAACCGGACGACGAACTTCAGCCTGCTCCATTTCCTTTACCTGCCGCACTGGTGGAATTATCGAGCGTGGAATGGGATATGATCGGCGAAGACGACGAGACAGCCATAGTTATCCTTACCCTACATGTATTGGATACGCAACAAAATGAGAATGATTTTTCCGCTTACCGTTTATCGCATGCAGCGGAAAAGGAAATTAAATCGATTGGAAATGTAAGTATCGGTGAGCCTATTAAGGTTTCAACCCTTGTTGACAATGCACAGGCCGCTTACTTACGTATAAGTGAAACGTATAACCTGTACACTGTAAACCGGTTGTCAGAACACTGAAAGTGAGTCGCGTTGTCCGGCCTCGTTTTTTTTCAGCTGTCCTTTGGCGTTTGTGGCAAGATAATTGTTATATGTACGGAGGGAAATGAAATAACGGGGCCGGATAATATTTTCGAATACCCATTGCTGCGATGCGCCTTTACGGGTGTGTTGTAATGTAATTTCCTGAATTTCAAGAATCTTCACCAGTAAATTTTGTTTTGAATAAGCCATACCTTGAATTTTTTTAATTGATTATACAGAATAAATGTAAAAACACTTATACAAATATAATCATTTTAAATATACAAAACAAGATTTTTCTGTGTTTTTTGGCAATGAATTAATATGGTATGAACTCTACCCACTCCTGGTCTAAATATCCGTTTAACCTTGTTTCGGAAATTCTTATTTTATCAAAATATATGAAAAAGTCGGGATATTCCATGTATATAACATCATAATAGTCTAAGTCCCATGACCAAAAAAACCGGAATTCATCCGTGACGGTACGTCCCGGATAAAAATAAACAAATCTTTCTTCACCACTTCCGTTCCGGTTAAACCAAATGGTCTGTTCGCATTCTATTCCTTCCATTGTAGTAAAATAGAAAACCCAGCCCTGCCTGCACAGAAGATATGTTTCCTCTTCACCGTCGTAGTAGTTATCGGGATCACATCCGGTAAAACCACATACCACCGTGAAAAGGAATACCATAAATAATAAGTTTTTCTTTGTTATCATATTAAATACAAAGAAAGGGATTTTTCTGAAATCTGAATAGCGTTATTCAATCATATTTTGAAACCGATATTATTATGATCATCAGATTGTATCACTGTTCCAGGTGATGCGCACTTCGGCTTTAAGTTTACCGGTAGCATCACAATAATCACATGGAGTGGTTTCATAATCGTCGTGGGCATAGTAGTGTATGAAAGCACCCTGCCCGTTACATACCGGGCACTGGTAGCCCCTGAATATCATCGTTTCATGTACCTGCTGGTAATCCGGTGGAGTAATTTCCACCAGTTGTTTTTGTGTGCTCATACTGTATATTTTTTTGTTTATTAATAATCTATTGTCTGCTCATGTGTGATCGCCACGATTTTAATATCTATTTCATTCAAGCGGGAAACTAATAAGCTGTCTGATGGCCGTTTGCTTAACTGCTCCAATATTTGTTCACTCTCGTCTTCCAGGTTTTTAAGCCGAAGTAATATCCTGCGGTTCATATATCTTTTCTCTCTTTCCATTGAATCACTTTTTTTGTTTCATGAATAATTTGTCCAGCCATTCTTCCATGACACGGAGTGCTTTCTGCATCTCATACCGGTCAGTCTTGGCCACCATATAACACCAAAGAGCAGACATTAATAAAAACAGGTAACAAAGTGGTGGTATACCGGTTCCTTCATTGATATGCCATTCAATTGACTGAAGTCCTGCTATAACAATCATTATGACCAGTGGACTTGTAATAAGTAGTAAAATTGACTTCATTTTTCCTTTTATTAAATTGATTTTGTTTCTATTTATCAGTCAGAATTATATCCTGTACGTCTCCCATCATTTTGCTGATCTTAATTTAGGAGAAAGATTTTTCTGTGATATTCTCTAACATTCCTGAGTTTAACTTTCTTTTAATCAGTAATTTCTTGTATTTATACGTTTTTTTTGTACTTTTGTCCTGTATTCAAATACAAATATACACAGAATATCTGTACAATTTATATCTATACATAAATATTGTGTTAATAATTGTTTTATGGAAAAGGAAGCTATAAATCAAAGGATTATATCAGTAATCAATTATCTTCTGGAACAAAAAATTGTGAAAAGGAAGAGTGAACTGGCAGAAAAATTAGGCTGTTCGCCCCAGACAATCACAGAAATATTGGGCGAACGACAAGGAGTAAAAGTGGATCTTTTACAAAAGTTCTTTGATATTTTTAACGTTTCATACGATTATATTTTCCGTGGAAAAGGCCCTGTATTAAACAATGAAAGGGTTTATCCGGTCAATCAGGAAGGAGTGGTACAGATTATTGAAGAAGAAAGTTCTACGGAATACCCAACCCCAAAAGTTTCTAAGAAAAAACTGCTTTCTCTATTAAACGTAAAGAAAAATGAGCCGGTGTCCATCCCGATGGTGGATATTTCGGTTGCTGCTGGTAGTGGTTTTTATAATCCTGCACACACTGATGAAATAGAATATATCCGTATGCCTACGCATATGTTGAAAAGTGGTAATGAATATTTGTGCGTCCGCATTAAAGGGACAAGTATGGTTCCGACATTGCAGGACGGCGGATATCTGATTGTCCGTATGCTTGACCGTTCGGAATGGGGCAGCATCCGCGACAGCCATATTTATATCGTAACCGACCGTGAAGGACGTGCTTTTGTAAAACGCCTCAAAAACCGTCTGAAAGAACATGGTATTCTTATCTGTAATTCTGACAATCCGGACAAAATGGCTTTTCCAAGCTTTAACCTGAGGGAAGACGAAATTCACACCATATGGTACGTAGAATGGTATTTTACTCCTAAAATGCCCAACATTCACGACACTTATTATAATAAAGTAGGGGAACTTGAAGAGAATTATAATGAACTACGCGAAGAAGTCAAACAGTTTAAGAATGATTTACTGAGTTTAAAAGGGAAATAA